GTTGATGGCTGCACCCGCCAACGCAGAAATCTTGCTTTCGAGACCGGGGAAAACGTATCCATCGGGAACTGCTTCCAGCGGAACGAATGCCCAACCCTCTCGAAGTCGCGCCGAGACGTTGTTATAGTCTTCTTCCCTGCCTGCCCGAAACCGAATCCAGCGATAGACGTACTGGTCTTCATCGGGCATGGGAGGGATTTCTAGCGCATTGGGAGGAGTATACTCGCTTTCCAGAGAAATTTCAAGTGGATCGTCAATAGAGTTGTCGGAGGCCGGCGCGGCCTTCATGCGGGGCATTACAGAATCTCCGTATATTGATTTGCGGTGGACTGAGCTTTTTCAGTCTTGGCCTTCTCGCGGGCATACTGTTCGACAGTAATACCAAGTTGACGGGCCATCTGACGGTCAGCCTCAGTAAGTACAACTCGAATCTTGCCGGAAGCGGGGGCCGGGGTCGACCGGTTCTGGATGGTCGGGTTGGACGGCTGACGGGCCGGAGTCGCTGGGGTTGCTGCCTGTTTGCCGCCCAACTTGGCCGGGAACTCCCGCTTCAGGCGCTGGTCGAGGACGTCGAAGTAGTCAGGGTCAGTAGGCAGGTAGCCCTCGGCGACCATCTGCTGGTCGATGACCTTGGCAGCGGCCGTCATGACGGCGTCCTTGTTGAACCAGTCCTTGTTACGGTCATACCACTCGTTGAGGCCCGGGGGCGCAGCTTGGCGCTTGGGCGCCGGTTCAGGCGCGGTAGATGCAGTCTGCGGGGTCTGCTGCGGCGCTGCCTGTCCAGATTGGGGCGCCGTCTTGGTAGGGATGCTGCCCCTATCCTTTTCAGCCTGCGCCTTCTTAGCGGCCAGAGAAGCGAGTTGCTGCTGGACCTCGAAGATGCGAGACCGGTCGCCAGATTCGAAGGCCGCGTCGAACTCGGCTCGCAGGGTCTTCATGCCTGCGTCGAGGTTCTGGATGTAGAGGTCGAAGCCGATGGCCGCGCCCTCGTTGGCGTCGTTCTCGTAACGCCGGGCGCGAGCTTCTGCCTCGTCTAGCCGGGCTTGCGTCTCGGCTAGTTGCTTGGCATAAGCATCTCGCTGGGCCTTCAGGCGTCGGCTGCGGGTCAGCTTCTTGCGGTCAGCGGAACCGGCCTCGGCCGGACTGCCGTCGTCGTCGGCATCATCGTCGGCGGGTTCGGCCTCTTGCTGGGAAGAGGCTGGCTCGGCAGCGACAACCGAGACAGGAGTCTCCTGCTCAACGACGCCGTCCATGACAATTTCAATGTCGTCGACGGCGCTTGCTTGCCCAGACGGATTGTCTAGGTCAATCTCTTTGTAACCTGATTCGGACATAGGAAATTATTCCTTGAAGTTGGCGTCGAGGTACTCGGGCTTTTCGACCACGAGTTCGATGTTGGAGGGCTTGATGAGAAGGAGCTTGACGCCCTTCCACCAGATCTTCTGGCCGACCAACTTGGCATAGACGATGAAGTCGCCGGGCTTGACCCACGCGCCAGTCTTGTAGATTTCCTCGTCCTTGAAGGCGAGTTCGCCAATGGCCAGAACGCGACCAACCGTGTTCAGGTATTCACGGTCCTCGCGGAAAGTATCCGGGAGCAGGATGCCTCCTGCCGACTTACGCCGAATGGGCACGGGCCGGACAAGAATCCCTACACCAGGAATCCTAGGCAGCGGAGACGGGTCAGGAATTTCATCCTGGGTCATCCACTGGTCGTTCGTGATTGCCCCGTCGAGGGGCACGCGGGCGGTAAGCATTAGTTCCTTTCTTCTGCTGGCTTGGTCTCTACGAGATCGTAGAGCAGTTGCACGGCCTGATTGAGGCCGGCAATAACGCCGCAGGCACGGGCATACTCTTCGTAAGTTCCGGCAGAGCCGCGAGCGAGAGAGTCTTTTTCCCTCTCGACCCGCTTCTGAACCTCTGCTACATATTCAGATAGTAGTCTCATTGTGGAATTGCGTTTGCCCGTTCTGCAAGTCGTTTGGCTTGAATATCCGCCAGTTTAGCGGAGTTGTCAAGTATTTTCGAAGAAGCGGCAATTTGGGTCTGCTTCTGCTTGTTCTCAGCGTCCAGCAACATGCTGGTTTCCTTGAGGTCAAGCTCGCGGTTCTTAAGCGCGATCTTGGCTGCCTCACGGGTATCCTGCGACTGAATGCGTGCCGCCGAAAGCTGAAGCTCCTGCTGATTAAGCTGAACCATCTGCTGTTCAACGGACGGACCCTGACCACCCATGCCGGACGCGGCCGAGATCATCAGCATCTGCGTAGCGACTTGGGCCTGTACGTTCGGGTCTTCGATGGGCATGCCCATCTGCTGGGCCAGCAGGGCGGCCTGCGCCACAAACATCAACACCTTGTGTTCGGCGATGTTGGCGTTCAGAAGCTGGAGACCAATGGCGATAGTCGGGTCATTGGCGCCCTGCATCTGCGGCGTCTTGAGGAACGCTTCCTTCACAGCAATGTGAGCCGCGTGATTCTGGCCAAGCTGCGCCTTGATGGGCTTGCCCGCCATAGCCGCCTGCACCTCGGTCAGCGGGTCGGCGCTGATGGCCTGGGCTTCCGGGTTGACCAGCAGCTTGTCCACGTTCTCGGTACCCATGGCCGCGTAGAAGCGCCGCAGCGCCTCACGCATGTCATGGAGTTGCGGGAACTGGGCCGCCATGTTGAGTTCGATCTGGGCCCGGGCAACCCGCTGCGACTCAGTCAGGGCATTGGGATCGGACGCCGGGATGACGTCCACGGCCGCCGGATCGAAGTCGTTGCGCTGGACGTAGACGTTCTCGGAGCCGACCACAAAGTTGACGAGGTCAGGCAGGTTCTCGAAGTTGAGTTCGCCAATGAGCTTGAGGAACTCGCCCTGCGACTGGTGGAGGCGCTTGTGGATCGAGGAGTAGAACCGCTGCGACGCTTCGATCAGGGCCAGCGTGGTGCCGACAGGGCCGTAGTTGGTGGCGTTGGCAGCGACCTCGTCGGTGGCGTCAGCGAACTTCTGGCCGCTATCCACCATGAACTTGAGCAGGGTGAAGAGGGTCTGGTTCGGTTCCTTGGCCGGCAGCGGGAAGAACGCCTTGCCGAGTTCCTCGGGCGACAGGTTGACGTCACGCCACTCGCCGAAGCCCAGCGGGGTGTCGCTGTCGGAGAACTTGGCGTCTTGGGACTTGAAGCCCGCCTGCCAGTTGGCATACTGGCCTGCGTCGACGAGAGCGCGGAGGGCCACGGTCGCGGAGGCCGCAAGGTCGCCGATCAGGTGGACGTAGCCAAGGGCGTAGAAGCCGAAGGCCGGGATGAACTGGTCGACCGTGTACCAGATGCGCTTGGTCTTGGCAATGTCGTCCTCGCGCCAGTTGCGCTTAATGGAGTAGACGTTGCCTGTCTTGACGTTGAAGTGGACGATGTAGGGCGCCATGCCACCGTCAGGGAGGCTGGGGTCGTCGCCGTTCAGGTCGAGATAGCAGTGGGCCTCGCCGACCGTATAGCCCTTGCGTTCAAGCGACATGTCGAAGCCTTGGGCATTGGCGATGGCTTCGGTGATCTCGTTGGTGTCGAGGACTTCCTCGGCATCGTTCTCGGAGACTTCGAGGAAGGTGCCGGCCGCCACAAGATTTTCCATCTTGCGGGTGGAAAGCTCCATGACCTCGATATATTCCTCGGCATCCCGGAGGTGAGTTGCCGACGGGTCGATGTAGAAGTTCTCGACGTAGACGACGGTGGGGTCGGGCGCGGAAGTAACGCCATTCCAGCCGGCCTTGCGGATGCCGGTGCCCATGAAGCCAACGCGGAACAGGTTGCGTTCGAGGTCGGTGTAGAAGCCCGGCACCTGCTCGGTAAGCTGGTAGTTCATGTAGGTGCGGACGCGGGCAGCGGCTTGTTCGCGGGGAATGTCGACGTAGCCACGGACCTTGGTGCGGACGGGACCCTTGGCAGGCCACAGTTCTTGGATGGCCTTGGCCTGGAACTTGACTACGTTCTCGATGAGGAGGGGGTGGACGGCCAAGCAGGCCCCGTCGACCTCGGTGTTGCCTTGGCCCTCGGTGTTCAGGCCCAGCCAGTGGATGCCCTGCTTGATCTTCTCTTCCCACTGCTGGCGGGCGTTCTTGAAGTTCTGGAGGGCATCTTGACGCTGAGAGCCGATGTCCCGAAGTATTGCGGTGTCCATGCCGGCCGCTAGGTTAGCACCGAACGACATGTCGATCTCGACAATCTCGTCGGCCGGAATAACTTCGAGCGTCTCTTCAGAGAACTCAAATTCCATTTCTGGATTTTCGAGATTATCAGACATGTGTTACTTGACTCCAATAGCTCTTGAAAGGGCGTCTACTTGAGGGCCGGTCATTGTTGCCAACCTTTTCTTGCGTCAATTTATAGCGGCGGCGCAAGTAGAGCAGGGCCATCACCATAGCATCGACGGCGTCGTCATGGGCGCCCTTTGGAAATTCGAGGGCCTCCTGCAAAAGCTCGGCCGCATATTTCCGCTTGAGGGGTAGCCAGACGCGCTGACGCTCAATAATGCCTGTCACCGCATGAGCCCTAGCCACTTTATCACGGTCGGGCTGAAAAGGCAACACAGGCAGCTTATTGAGCTTGAGGTCCTGAATTAGGGACTGACCCGAGGCTTTATTTTCGACGATTATGCGATCCGGCTTGAACGTGTTGTATTGTTCTTTGGCCACGGCCCGAAGCTGCGGGTAGGACCACCTGCCCCTGACTTGGTTCAGCAGGATGGCATTGGGCTCCTGATACTCGAAGCCCTTCTCATCGGTGAACGTCAGGTGGAAGATGCCCCACGTCTGGATGACCGAGAAGTCAGCCTTGGCCTTGGTGGAGAAGGCGGTGTCGAGGGTCTGAATAATCTCGTCGCATTCGGGCGGATCGTCCTCGTCCCAATCTTGGAAGTCGTCCTTGTTGAAGACGTTGCCGTCTTCGCCGGTCGGGGTCTGCATGTACAGGGCGCCCCAGTCGGCCCGCGACAGACCCTCGCGCGTAGAGATCAGGTCGTCCATTGTGATGTATTCGGGCCAGTAGGATTCGCCCTCTGGCAGCATCAGGTATTCGGCTGCGGGCTTGTCGAGGATGGCCGGAATGGATATGACTTCCCACTGGTCGACGCGCGGGTTGCGGGCGGCCTTGTCGAGCAGGAAGCCCGAAAGGTCGCGCACATGCCACC